ATGTCTTCACTTCTAAGCGTCAGGTCTGCCGCACTGTACTGGTCCTGGAGTTTGTCGAAGGCTAACTCACGGAGCTTCCGCCCGTTGTTCTGTACATATAATAAGTTATTGCCGACCTTGGCGGGTAGGGCCGTTGGGTCACAGGCCCAGGCGGATACTTTGGTAATGCTGAAACTGAATGGTGTCAGCGTCACATCGTCATCGGTCCCGTAACATTGGAATATGCCCCCACTGGTACCAATTGTTAGCCGCCGGTCTTCCGAAAGCCATTCGATCTGATCCACCGTGTCTGAGCTGATCGTCAGACTGAGCGCATTGTCTTCGTAAATCTGTTCACCAATGATTGACCTGCCTGCGCTGTCAAACTGTCCCGTAGAGCGCCCTAGCGGTTCGGTGGCCGCAAAATTAAAGAAGTCGGCGGTCTTGCTAAAAAACAAAGTCTGTGGCTCTTCGGTGGTGCCCGCATAGACTAGGCGTTGTTGGTAAATCTGTACGGTACGCGGGTAGCCGGTGGTTTCGCTGAAGCTACCTAGCTGCCATTCTGTAGTAGCGCCTACGCCTGCGATGGCTTTCTTGAGCTTGACCAGCACGACCGTGGTTTCTGACCCACTTAGACGCTCGATGATCTCGCCGTAACCCCACTTGATTTGCGGGGCGACCTCAGAGTTTAACCGCAGGTAGCGGCCAATGTCTGTTGAAACAAAACCAGCATCGTCGTTGATGCCCGTCACCGCACTTGCCGTGACGCGGATGTACACATCCTTATCTACAAAGGACTTGTTCACCGTCATATCATCGGAGGTGGGCGCTGCCGTAATGTCTACCGGCGTTCCGCCTGCGGTGGTCGCTACCTTGAAGGTGTTCTGTGTGGCAGAAACGACAAAATAATCGGTGGTTGCCGATAGCGTAGGGGTACTTGTAAACCCACTTGGTATCGCAGAAAACTGCACCTTCATACCGTTCACCAGCGGGTGATTCGCTAGCGTGAAGCTATTGGTGGTCACATCGACATTACTGGGCGATACCGTGCCAACCTCTTCCAGGCTGAGTGATCCGTTACTGAAGCTGGCTGTCCAGTTGGCAGTATCTGCCAGCGCTATCGTCATTGTGGTATCAGTCGTATTGGTTGCCAGGAAAGGCCCATCGGTCAAGACCGTGGTCGGGCTACTTCCTGAACTCGGTAGCAGTTCTGTCAGCGTCCAATTGTTTGTGTCGTTACGCTCCAGGCGGGCTGGTGGGTGGCTGGGATGGGCTAAGAAAAGTACGTCAGCAGACTGTGTGAAGGCTAGGTCATCTACCTGGGCAGCCGTGTAGCTCGTCGTGACTTCGTACCTTTGGCTGATATTGACGTTGCCGCTGGTGCTTTGGCTGGTAGTGCTGGTGACGGTGAAGGTGTTGGCATCAGGGACGGTGGCAATGGTGTAGAACCCATCAATGCCATTTCCGCTGGTAAAATTGAGGTATACCTCATCAGAAACGCTGTAGCCGTGTGTGGACTTCGTTACCGTGACGGTGGTTGTGCTTTGGCTGTAGGTGCCTGCGATGTCATCCGTTCGGACAGGACCATCGTTGGCGAAGAACCTTATATAAAGGTTGCCAAACTCTAGCACCAAGCTGGTGCCCTGACCGCGACTGAACGGTATCAGTCGAGCTTGTCCGTTGGCTTTGGTGGTTGCCGCGAAAAACGTACCTGGCCTGCGAGTTAAGCTGCCTTGTGGCAACACGACCATGTTTTCCAGCGTGGCGAGGCTGGACTTGTACGATTCAAGCTCCACCATCCCCTGCATGCGCGGACTGATCTGCCCGTCTGCAAAGCTGGATTGAAGGGCCTGAATCCGCATTATGGAGCCGGTACTGCTCGGCGGTAGGTGCTGCCTACCAACCTGGCGTTAATGAATCCGTCCGCAATGAACTCGCCTGCCTGGGAGCGCTCCTGGCTGTCTACGCCACGGGCCTCCGCTAGAATCTGTAAATACTTTGAAAGCATTCGGTCACGCAGCTCCGCACGACCTGTGAGCGCTTCGGCGATCTCACTGCCTAGCTTCATGGCAATGGCGTGCAGTAGTAAGCTGTCAAACTGGGTGGGGTCGGTGACCTTCGCAATATAGAGAAGGTTGACCGCTGTTGCGTCGGTGAACACAAAACGGCCTTCCACTTTGTAGTCCTGGTAAAAATCTTCGATGTCCAAGACTCTCAAACAGTCAGCGGGGAGGGCAAACTTCTTGGCATACCCCCAGGCTGGAGCGGTGACACTGGCAGCCAGAGCCGCACGGGTGACCGCCGCATTCCAGGGGTGTGAACGAAGCACGGCATCACGGCAGTCTTCATAGCGAAGATTACACTGCCGCGCACGCTCGTTTTCGTCGGTCAGGGCTGCGATTTTCGCCTCACCCAGATTGGACAGGGCAATGTTGCATATCTGAACGACGCTGGTCATTAGTCTCCTAGAGTGTAGAAGACCATGAACTTAATCGTCCCAGTTGCCGCAGCGCCACCAACGGTAGCAATCAGATCGGTCTGGGCCGTGTAGTTGTAGCCAACGCCTGCGATGGCATTGGTTTCGGTCACTAGGTTGGCGGTGTTCATCGTGGTGGCCGTAATGAAACGGTCATCGTCTGAAGCATCGCCTACCTTGATCGTTACGCTTGAACCCAGCGCATCTGCGACCACGCGGACTTGCCAGATGGTTGCGCCTTTGGGCATTCGCGCAAACGTAATCGTGTCCGCAGAAGCCGTAGAACTGGCTTCAAAACTGTCATACCAGACACGCATCCGCCCGTGGGCTTCTGATGCGTCCACATTCACTGCTGGATCGGCAGTGATGTTGGTGACTTTCGTCGTGTTATTATTTGCCATCAGTTAGCTCCTTTATGGCGATTCGTCACAAGAAATTTCAACGACCTTTTCTTCTTCCATGCGGGTAGCGCCAATGCTCATGCAGGCATACACCTGAACGGCATAGCCTTTGTCTGGGCGCTCATCGATGCGCACGGTCAGATCCTTGGCTACCGCCAGCGTCAGCCCATCTACCGCATATGCGAAGCAGGTCCGTACATCGGTGCCGGTGTTGTGAGCCAGCCGGGTGCTGGTAATGAAGTTGAACCCCATGAAGGTGTTCACCTCGCCTTGTACCAACGCTTTTCAATTATGTTCAACCAGGTTCGCTACTCCCTGGCCCGTCCCTCTTGGGACCGCTCATAGTTGCCTATGAGATCAGACTATATCTTCACCCCCGTGGGGTGCCCTGCACTTCCATCCGCTTGGATGTACGGCCTACGCCTAGTCGTTGAACCTTCTCATTTCTGAGCTTGGCTGCTGATTGTCCGCTTGGGAGTTCCCAGCAATTCACAGGGTTTGTCATAATCAGTCGCCTGACTAAGCCGCAAGAGCTACGGTGTTGAAATCGCTACTGGTGATGTTGGTGCTTTCCAAGAGGTCTTGGAGCTGCTTTGGCCCAATTACCATCACACGCGGAATCGACGGGTCTACATCATTGTTATCCATGATGTATTTGGCTTCGCGCAGCTTGCCAATCGTCATCCCTTCGTTGGAACCTGAGAGGTTGACCGCTACTTTCTGTCCTGCAGGCAGTGCGGTGGTGGTCCCTCCGGTTTCGCCAGTTTTCGCATCGCCGGTGGCGGCGGTGATGATGACATCATCCATGCTGCGACCAATGGCAAAAGCCTGGGCCTGTGCGTAGGAACTGGTGGGGTCTACGATCATCCGTAGCTTGTCCTGGTCATCAATCAGATCGGCGACTTCGTAGTCGGCGAGGGTGACCATTCGGCGGCTGTGGGGGGTATCGTTCAATAAGGTGTCGGCAGCTCTGGTGGTTCGCACGCTGGCGGACTGGCTACCAATCTGGTCAAAGAAGGCTTGTTTGCCGCGAACGGCTTCAACACGCACTAGACCGCGCAGGCGTGAGCCTTTCTGCTGGCTCAATTCCTGTAAGTTGGCGCTGTACTGTTGTACGAACGCCGTCGTGATTTGCGATGACATTAGTCACTCCAATTTCGGCGTTCCCATGCCTGAAATCAGAGTTGTCCCGCAAGGGGGCTCTATGGTAGGTGCGTGATTACGGGTCTGAACGATTGTCCGAACCGCAGCCTCGCATGGGGGATTGTGCCTAGCGTTTACGGCTAGGCGGTGGTTTCTGTCCGGTCTGTGCCGGTTCTAGTTCTGATATAACCCACAGATAATAGGTGGTTGCAAGTGGGATCGGATCACTGACATCGACCTGTGTCCCGTTTTCTACCGCAAGCCGCAGGCATTCCATGCGCAGCTCACGCTTCTCTTCTAAGTTCATGTTAGCAGTTCCCGCAGGCGCAGGGCCTCCTGAACATACCTGTCGTGGTCGCGGTGCATCCCGTCCCAGTAGGGCGAATCTGAGGCCGTCAACTCACTGAGGCGGCCTTCAATGTCCACGCGGCCACCGTTGCCGCTGGTGCCCACATCGTTTTGCAGCAAGCCATCTTCTGCCATCAACTGGCCGACCTTGTTCATCATTTTAACTAGGCCCGGATGGTTGCCAATGCCTGTCTCTTCCACAAGCTTCAGGGTTTCGGCATCCGCTAGCTGTAGAAAGGCACGGCGGGCTACATCGGTGTTGGCGGCATAATCACGCCCCCATTCCTTCTGCAATTCCTGAACGTAGTTCTGTTGCTGGTATTGCCAAGCGTCCCGGTCTGCAGCGGTGTTGGACTCCTGGTTCTTGGTGTACCAGTCATAGAGCTGACGGGCCTGCACCTTGGAGAGCCCCAGCTTATGGGCTTCCTGCAGATACTGGCCGGTTACCTCATCCTGGGCATTGATCTCGTAGCCACTGACTTCATTGGGGCGGCCCAGGCGCTCATACACCTCAGACCAGCCGGTGTCGTCTGGACTGGAGGGCAGACGCACTAACTGATCCGGGGGAACGCCCAGGCGCTTAACTAGATGTACATAACTCTTCGCTAGCTTGCCGACATCATCAAAACTGCGCAGGCTGGGTTCATTTGCCAAATCTTCAGGCAGACTGGTTGGGTCAAACGCCAGGCTGTTGACGCTGGAGCCTTCAGGCGCTAGCCCTGCTTGGCTAGGTTCTATTGGTGCTTCAGATGGCTGCGACGCTGTCGCCTCTTGGGTCGTAGTCTCCATAAGGGCTGTCTAAAAGGTTGGTAAGACGCTCCAGGTCGGTATTTAAGTAGCGTAGCAGGTCTACCACTACACTGCGCCGCCCATCGTTGTAGGCGGTGGAATACGCATCCCCTGGAACATGACAGGGATCAAAAATCCCATGCCGTTGACACAAATCCGTTAGCACACGCTCCCCATGAACGCTTTGAAAGACCGTGCGGTAGTCCGCTAGTCTGCGCTTTTCCTTTTCGCTGAGTCTCATTGTCGCTGTGCCCGTGCTTCGTTCAGATAGGCCACCGACTCATTGCGGCGGCTCTGGCTGATGAGGTTTTGTTGTTCGGCAATCGCGTTGGCTTGTACCAGCTCCTGCTGTTGGGCCTGTTGCTCTTCTGCCGCACGTTGTTCAGCTTCCAACTCTTCGCCAGACTTGAATACGCTGGGGCTCACTTTCAGTATTTCTGCCGCCAACTCCGCTACCCGCCCTGTCTGGAAGCGCTGTATGACCGTGGGGTCGAGTTGCGCAAAAGGCACCAGGAACTGAATCAACTGACTGATGGAAGCAAGTTCGCCAGAACGCATCGCAATCGCCACCGGGTTGCTGTAGGCCACCTTGAAGTCGGCATCGAGCAGTACCTGTGGTGGCGGTGGGAGCATCCCAGAGCGCAGCATCACCGATAGGGTGCGGATTACCAAGGGCCCCAGCATTTCGGCCTCCTGACGCGCCACAATCGGGCCTAGAATTGAAAGTCTGTCTCGCTGCCGTGCCGCAATCTCTGTGGCGCTGAAGCGCAGTACATCCCCATCGGCTGCCGTGGGGCCTGGTAACTCCAGCAGGTCTAAAAAAAAGGTCCGGTCAATTGCAGCTCGTACCTGCCCAATCTTCGCTTCGTTGAGGTCTACCCGCCCGCCGGTCTGCAAAGGCGCAATCCGGTCCTGTGGCCCCAAGCCTGCGCGGTAGTAGTTCAGTCCACCAGGAGTAGTTCTGATTGGCGACAGGAAGCCATCGTCCGGCACTAAGAGCGGTGGATCGACTACCTTCTGCAGCGCAATCAAGCCGACACGCTCCATCTCGTTAATCATCCGCACATCGGGCAGCGCTTCTACCCCAGGACCTCGCCCATAGACTTCCATCGAATTCTTTTGCCAGCGACTGACAATATAAGGCATCTCATCAAACCCGCCCTCCTGCACCACCTTGCGGCTCTCCGGGTGGATGTAGATCGACAGGAAGGGCTTCTGCTTGGAAGTCTTGCCCGGTGCGTTCACACGCGGGCGGACCACATGCAACAACTCAAAGCGCTGGAACGGCTCCTTGTCGGCAGCCTTGATGATCTCATCGGGGAGCTTGTTGCCAAACTGGCGGTAGAGGCTTCTGGCGGTGTCATCAAAACGCCGGTAGACGCTGTCCACCATGCCCGTTTTATTTTCAGCAATGTAGGTGTGGCCCAGAAAGTAAGACTTGAACACAGGCCCCATGCCCGGCTCTTGCGTGACGTACATACAGCCGGTGCCAAAGGCCAACAGATCCAGGTAGAACTCATGGGCGCTTTGGTGAAAGCCACTGCGGGGGGCATTGAAGATCCCGTTGCAGCGCCTTGTCGCGTCTTCCAGCCAGAGCTGTACCTGCCGGTTTTTCATTAACTCGCGGTCTTCGGTTTCCAAGGCAAACCAAGGGACGGTAGAACTGGTCAGCGTGTTGTGCAAGCCAGAGGCTGCGCGGACCAAGGCCCGGACGGCAGAGCTTTCGTAGATCCGGTCACGCCGCTGCTCCCCCGGTGCGCGGTAGCGGTTGGTGAAGTCGGCACGCCTTGGGATCATCAGCTCGGCGATGTCCTGCCACATATTTTCCCAGTTGCCACGGTCTCCCTTGAGCGCTTCGTATTCTTGCACCAAGGAATTGGCTAACTCGCTCATAAGGCGTACCTTCGGCGGCTCTGCGTATCGCCACCACCCGAAAGAATTGTGTCTTCACGGCCATAGCGGTTCAACAACAGGCGTCGCATTCGACGTAGCCGCTCCTCTTCAGACATTTGACCAGCCTTGGTTGTTGCCTGCTCCATTTCCGGTATCACACCTGGATCGTCAATTGTAGGGGCTGGTGCTAGGTTGTCGCCAGTCGTTACCTGACCGCCACTGCTTCCATCGTCATCACCAAAAACCAGATTGGCTAGTTCAATATTAAAATTTGCAAAATCTGTCGGTAGCGCTTCAATGCCACCAGTGTTGCCTTCTGCGTCCTTGACAGCACCTTGTACAAACTTAACTGCTGGGTTTTTGTCTCCATAGACTGTAGCAGCAACGTCACCCGCAAAAGGTATAGCTTTTTCTTCTGCGTACTTTGTGACCTGTGCCGCTTGTGATTCACCGCCTTTGGTCAACTGATTTGCGTAGTGTTCCAACAATTCATTGCGTTGACCGCCAGAAATGTTTTTACCGAACTGAACGGCATTTTCCTGCATGGCTGCGCCTGCCCGTACCGCTTGCGCTTGTGCCGCTGCGCCTGCTTGTACTAACGCTTCCTGACCGGCCGTGCCTATCTTGATTAACTCGTTCTGTAGATTGCCTGCCTGTTTGACGAAGGACTCCTGCAACCCACGCGCACTAATGCGGGTGAAGTCTTGGTCTAGGTTCAGCTTTTGGTTGCTCAACGTGGGCATGTTGATGTCAATCTTGGGCATGAAGTCCTGCTCGGTGTTGATGCCTAGATTGGTCAAGGTTGTCTGCGTATTTACTGTTGCGGCATTGATTGCACGCTCGCCCTGGTCTTTTACATCTCTAACAAACTTGTCGCCTGCTTTTTGAGCGTCTTCAATAAACTTTGGTTTTTTGGGTTTACACATCGACTAACTCCTTTTCCATAAGTACGGTTTTTAATCGAAAGCCTAACTTGTTCAAAACTCGTTGATAGCCCTTGAACCCGTTTTGGTAAATTCGTACAGCTCCACGTTTGCGGGCATCAAGTTCCGCCTGTGGAATTACTTCTGCCACCAACTCGCGTAAAGTGCCTGCGACATAGATTCCGTAGCCTTCCAGGCCGTCTGGGCCATCTTCATACGCTGCGACTAGGCAACTATTCTCACTGCTGTACAAGACCAGTTTGCCTGCTTCGATTGCAGCCACCACAGCGTCTACTGTCGTGTCATGCCCATTGCGCTTGATTGCCTTGGCAATGCCGTCACGAAACTCCTGCTTCAACGTGCAGCTCCACGACGTTTGTAGCCCTGGCTCAAAATAGAACGCCGATAGCCTAGACGGTCACCGCGCTTCCTGGCTTCGGTGTCTATTGCCAGCGAACGCTGTAGCCCAGGTGCCTGCCCTGCCAGCGTCAAGACCTGTTGCTTCGCGGTTTCCGCCTGTTGGCTGTACTCGTTTAACTGTGGTGCCATGCCTTCATACGCTGCTTGTAGACGCGAATACTCCTGCTGGCTGGCGTCATACACCGCCTTGGTGTCACTGGCGGCACGGTCTACAAAGCCCGTGTCCTGGGCTAACGACTGATAATTCTGTAGCGCCTGCTGAACCTGACCAGAGCCCATAAAGTTCTGATACGCCTGTGCCGCTGGGTTGTAGGTGCCAGAGGCATACTGGTTGTAAGTATTCACACTTGGATTGTAAGTATTTTGCAGGTAGCGCTGATAGTTCTGTAGTGCGCCTGCCGACTGCTGTTGGGCGTAGCGCGTCACATAGCCGGTGTCTTTCAGTAAGTCCTGGTAGTTCTTGTCTGCCCGTGTGATTGCTCCTGACGCCAGCTCTATCTGCCGGTTCTTGTTTTCAATGTCTGCTAGGTAGCCTTGAATGGCGTCAGCGTGCTTGCTGCTTAAATCCAGCAACCCTTGTGTCTTCCCGACTACTGAACGGTAACGGTCATAGTCAAAGTCTCCAGCTTGGTAACGACTGTAGGTATAGTCGGTGACCGATTGACCCTTGTTTTGGTAATTTCGTAAAATGTCATTGTAGATGCTGCTTTCGTAGTAGGACCGCCGGTACTCGCTGCCAAGTTTTAACTCGCCTGTCGATGAAATCTCTCTGATGTTGTAAAACTTTGGTGTGGTCTGCGATGAACTCATTGCGCTTTCTGGTTGCACCGCGAACGAACGCCCTGCCAGGTTCGTGTAAACTTTATAAAAGTTGGGCAACTTGCTAATGTTGCGAATGTAGCGCTGCCGGTCAGAAATGTTCTGCGTAAATGTGCCTAGCTCTCCTTGGTACGTCTGAATGTTTTTTTGTAGGTTGCTGATCTCTGATTGATACCCGCCTAGTTGACTCTGGTACTGCTGTTGTCCGGTCTTTGTCGCTGCCGAATACTGGGAGGAGTAGGTGCCATAGAGCTTATTAGCCTGCTGGGCTGCCGAATCCTTGATACCGCTCAAGCGGTTCAACTCCTGCTGTGCGGCCTTGTAACTGCGCTCTAGGCCAGCACCTTGAGCCGTCACGTTCTGATACGTCTGATAGCGCTGCTGAAGTTGTCGGTTGTAGGTGTCTACCGCCTGGTTGCGGTCCTGCACATAGCGGTTGTAGTCCCGCGTCAGCGTGCCCTGGTAGTTGCGGGCTCTCTCTACCGCCTGGTTGTACTGCGGTGCCAACTCTTCGTATCCAGCGAGTGCGGCTTTACCCGTTTCCTGTGCGCCCAGTAACGCCTGCCGATTTTGCTTGAGCGCTTCGCGGATGTTGAAGTCGGTGTCACGCCTAGGAAGCCGTGCAGCAGGAATTGTAATGGAAAAAGTTGGACGCGGTGCTATTACTCTCATGACGGCAATCCTGTGTAGTCGTGGTTGTTTGGGTGTTTGACCCAGAAGTCAAAGGGGTCGAAGGTGCCGTCTGAGAGACTGCCCACGGCAACAGAAGGTCTGGGCTGAAAACTGTTCGTGATGGCGTATCTGAGGCTCTGTGCGGCATACCGGGTGGCCGACATCAAGTCATCAACCTTGCGCACAATCTTGCCGTCCTTGCGGTGGTACATCCGAAATTCCTGAAACCAGGTGTCGAGATGGTTGAAGACCTTGAAGCGCCCCGTCTGCATCCGCGTGAGTAGCGCCATGATCCCCGGCTCCACCGCAATCCCGCCTTCCGGGTTTGTGAAGTGGCTTCCCAGAAAGCGAATCCCTGCTCGCCGGTACTGTGTCGCCAAGGCTTCGCCACTACCCTTGTCATGGATACTACCGTCATGCGGCCAGGCTACCGGAATCCAGGGGCCTCTATGCTTGATCGCTTCGGCGTGCTGCAGCATCTGTCTCTTATACACATCTCCGAGCCCACGAGACGTAGAGGAATCTCGTATGCCGTCTTCTGCTTGA